CTAAAAGCTGTTCCTTATGTTGGTGCTGCTTCATATGCTTATGATGCCTATCAAGCTGTTAAATCTGATCTTGAATTTGAAGGTTACAAATGGAATGAAGCTAGCGAAGAATTCCTAAAAGAATGGCCGGCTAGAAATTGTATTTGGGTTAGAGACGAAAGCGACAGAGTGCAAGATGTTGCATGTTATGGCGTTGATAGTTCGGTTTTAAATGCTTACAGAAAAGGCGGTAAAAGCCAACGCGAAGCAGAAGAACTTATGAAAGGCCAAATGGAAAAACTGGCTGGCCCTTTTTGGGAAAAACGTAAAAAGGAACTTGATAAAGATTTAGGTTCTAAATTTTGGGAATATTACCATTTAGATGAATGTCGATTCGATTTAAATGGAGGTGGTTGTTCAGTTAAAAGAGGTAGTGACGTCAGAAGTTCAGTTTCTTTTCGTTTAAAAATGAGAGATACAGAAGTTCTGACAAATGAAAAATTCCTACAAATCTCTACCCCATCTATTGACGCAAACCCAACGCCCTTTGTAGAAGGCACAGGCAAACCAGAATATAACGAAAAAGTATCAGTCCCTGCCGGTACTGTTGTAACCATTGGACCTGTCACTCCAGAAAACGGCAAACCGGTACAAATTACCATTACTTTCGGCCAAGATTCAAATGGCAACTCAACTGCAAAAGTTGAAACAACTCAACGTCCTGATTTAACACCGGGCGGATCTGAAGCACCCAATACCAAGCCTGATCCAGATCCTAATCCTAATCCCGATGGAAAGCCGGATAAAAAACCTGATGATAAACCCGATTCAGATGATAAGCCTGATAAACGTCCAGATGATAAACCTGATCCGGATGACGATCCATCTGATAAAGATAAAAGAAAAGAAGATAAAAAAGATGACAAGAAAGAAGAATCAAAAGGCTTACTTTGTGATTTTTTTCCAGACATTTTAGCCTGTGACAAAATGGGCAAGCCTGAAGAGGGAATGTTTGACGCTATAAGTATTCCTCAAACTACCGATGATAGGACATGGTCGTCAGACGATTTCCTACCGCCAAATGGCGTTTGTCCTCAACCCAAAAGTTTCAACATTTGGGGAAAACCGGTACAAATCAGCTATGAACCGCTTTGCGTTTTCATGGAAAAAGTCCGTTTTGCTGTTCTGCTCGGATTCATCATCATGTCCGCGTTTATTGTTTTCGGGTCTTTGAGGAAATAAGAGGTACTTATGCCATTACTTGCAGGTCTTATACCTTTATTGGCAATTTTGCTAAAAATGCTAATTGTCAGAATAATTATTGCTACTGGCATGACGTTTGTAACGTATGCAGGCTATATTATTGCGCTGAATAAATTTAAAGATTACACCCTAAATGCAATCAATTCCATGCCGTCTGATATTCTTAATTTACTTTTAATCGGTGGTTTTGGCCAAGGTCTCGGTTATTTATTCGGCGCATTCAGTTTTTATATTGGAATGAGTACATTAAGTAAATTAACTTTTGTTATGCCAAGGTAGCGTTATGATTTATTTGTTTACTGGGAATATGGGCACAGGCAAAACCTCGCGTGTCGTGTCCATGATTCTGAACAACGAAGACGGTTTGTTTAAGATGAAGCTTGAAGATGGTACGGAAGTAGATCGCCCGCTCTATTTCTGCCATATCGACGGATTGGATAAACGTAAATTTAACGCGCATGAACTCACTGAAGAAGAAATCATGTCTGCACCGTTGCGAGATATTATTCCGCAAGGCGCCGTCTTGATTGTAGATGAAGCGCACTATACCTATCCTGTTCGTGCTGCCGGTCGCCCTGTTCCGCCTTATATTCAAGAATTAACCGAACTTCGCCATTACGGCCATACAGTTATCTTGATGACCCAACACCCAAGTCAGCTTGACGTATTTGTACGCAATCTTGTTTCAAAACATACCCACCTTGAACGCAAAGCCGTGGGTATGAAACAGTATTCTTGGTATAAGTGTGTAACGAGCCTGGATAATCCCGCCGGTGTTACAGGCGTTGAATCTTCAAGCTGGAAGCCGCCAAAAGAAGCGTTTAAATATTACAAATCATCCAGCCAGCATCAGAAGTTTAAAAAGAATATTCCGCTTGCTGTTTGGGCTTTAGTAGCTATTTTTGCCTTTATGGCTTGGAAAGGTTACAACGTCTATCAGATTTATAAACAAGGTAGCGGCCAAGTTGAAGAAGTTCAATCTGTTTCTGATTCCTCTGCAAGTGAACCGCAGGCAATCAATGAAACTGATCAACATAAAAGTCCACAAGATATAAATTCAAATCTTAAGCCTGAAGATTTTGTACCTACTCTAGCCGAAAAACCTGAAAGTAAACCAATTTATGACAATGTAAGACAAGTTAAAACTTTTGAATACATCGCCGGTTGTGTTGAAGGTGGTAATAGTGGTTGTACATGTTACAGTGACCAAGGCACGCCGCTAAAAGAAATCACAAAAACAATGTGCAAAGACTACGTCCGCAACGGTTTGCCATTTAACCCGTATAAAGATAAAACCCAAACTACCCAGGCAACACAACCCCAAAACCAAGCCAAATCCAATGACAATAGTCAAGTTTTAGCACTTGGCGGAAAATCTCCGCAAAATCTCATGTATGACGGCTATGTAGAGGCAGGGGAACAATTCCAACAACGTGGAGGGACTGTCGGATCTAATTAATCAAGCTGCTTTTTACTGTGTTGATGTAGCCCTTAAGGCGGAATCAATATGGTAAAAAGTAGCACGGGGTGCGGGAACGCCCGCTACTTGAATACTAGGATAACTATCCGAAGCTGTAAGCCCTTTTATTCAGACGGCTTACAGGTTCGGATTAGCTACCCGAACCGAAAAACGCCCATCTTGAAACGGCCTAAGTCATCAGACTGTAGAAAAGATGAAGAGGGCGTTTTTTTGTTGTCTGAAAATTGAGTAGCATCAAAGAACACATAAAAGTGTGAATCTGCATAGTAAGGGAAATTATGAGAAACGCTGTCGGTTTGGATATATCGCAAAACACCTTTGACGCTGCCGCTATTGTCAACGGTCAATGTAAGCAAGCCCTGTTTGACAACAGCATCAATGGCTTTGAAAGCTTCAAAGCCTGGCTTGACGGTTTCGACTGTGAATTGCATATCTGCATGGAAGCAACCGGCAATTACTTTGAAGACGTTGCCGACTATATCGGCCAGTTTTACACCGTATCTGTTATCAACCCATACAAAATCAGCGAATACGGCAAAAGCCGCTTTCACCGCACAAAAACAGACAAACAAGATGCAAGGCTTATTGCCGAATATTGTCATACGGCCATGCTCAAAGACTTACCCGCTCGGCAAAAAATAAGCATAGGTCATTACCGATTGAAACGCCTATTGGCTCTGTACGAACAGCTCAAAACCCAAAAGACCGCCCAAAAGAACAGGCTGAAAGTAGCTAAAGACGATTTTGTTCGAAAAATTCATCAAGCTCAAATCCAAGAATTGGATCAACACATTCAGCAAGTCGAAGCAGAAATACAGGCAATCACAAATAGCAATCAAGACTTGAAAGCTGTTTCAGATCGTCTGCAAACCATTCCAGCCATTGGCAAACTAACAGCTGCCATACTTACAAACTATTTACTTAGCGGCGACTTTAAAACCGCCAATCAATTCACCGCCTTTGCCGGCTTGAATCCGCAACAAAAAGAATCAGGAACTAGCGTAAAAGGTCGTTCAAGCATGACGCGCTACGGAAACAGACGGCTAAAATCAGCCCTGTTCATGCCTGCTATGGTTGCGCTCAACAGGAGTTACTTTCCCGATTTTGTTAAACGTTTGAAAGCCAAGAATAAACCAAAGATGCTGATATTAGGTGCGCTTATGCGTAAGCTGCTTGTCGTGGCCTACTACGTTTACAAAACACAAAAAACTTACAATCCTGAACGCTACAAACCTACCTAGAGTTTGCACAAAATAACAAAGCTGTTTTTGCCTGATTGTCAAGCAAAAACAGCTTAAAACGCTTGCGCCCTACGTAATTACATAAAATAAATATCAATAAA